GTTTGGATTATGTTCTAGGACATAAGCAACCAACACGTCGTGTATATGACGAAGAAGTTGCAGATGAGGATAACAGTCGTGGTTCTTATGCACCAGACTTTAATGCTCGTAAAGCAGAAGCAACAGTTGCTGCTGCAGTTTCATCACCAGCATCGGAAGATGAAGATGATGCACTGAAGTACTTTCAGAAATTAGCTGAGGAGTAAATGAAATCTACTTATGATGATTTTATTGGGATCTACGAGAATATCGTAGGTCCTTCTTTATGTCAACAAATAATTGATCTTTATGAAAATTCTGATCGTTGGTCTAGATTACCTCCTGCCAATCGAACAGCAAACTATGTTCAAGATGCTCAATTAGTTATTGATTGTTTTAACAAAGAGATGACTAAAGGATTAATGGGTGATTTGAGGAGATGTTTACATCAATATATTGATAATTATCCTCTTCTTAATTCTAGTAGTTTTATTAGTTCTACGATCTTAATTCAAAAAACAGAACCGTATCAAGGATATCATGCTTTCCATGCTGAAAATATGGGTTGGGATATATCAAATAGAACAATGGCATGGATGATATATTTAAATAATGTGCCAGAAGGTGGAGAGACTGAATTCTTATATCAAAAGAAAAAGTTTAAACCAACAAAAGGAACAGTAATGATATGGCCAGGAAGCTATACTCATTTACATAGAGGAAATCCTCCTATGAGTGCAAAGTATATTGCAACTGGTTGGTTTCAAAGTGATTATGCATTCCCAGATTATAAAGTTTTTAATAGTAATTAATTATTGATAAAGTCTAATATTTTCTGCTTTTTTAAGGGATTTACTGACGTATTCAGTAGATCCTTTTTTATATTTCATCATTTCAGATAGATCATCAATCACTAATGAGACATAGATTGGTTTTAATAAAAATATATTTCTTTTATTATCTTCAATCTTTGCTTCATATTCATAATTGGTTACTGGAGTAACTAATGATGTATTGTATGGTTCATCAGCACCTTTAAGTAGGTTTACATAACCACTAACTAACCAATCATAGTATGTAAGAGTATACTCTGGAGAAACTGTTAGTCCTGCGGCCAATATTTCTACATCATTACTGTTTTTAATTTGTTTTGTTTCATAATGATGAACTCCATTGTAAATTCTATCATAGGTATCTGTATCTGAGTCACCTGATTCAGTATATTTGTTTATAAGATAATTATCAAATGACTGTTGAGTCATAGGCCATTCTGATTGAATATTGATAATATTATTGCTGATTAAAACCAACCAATCTAGTTGTGAATCATCATAGAAATTGTAGGCAACATTATCTGGTCTATCATCTCCACGGACTTTATATTTTGTAAAGACAGTAAGGTCTTGGAAAATATCTTCTCTTAATACTCCTCTTTTAAATAGGTTTTTTACTGGCAGGTAGTCACCTATTTTGGCATTAGGTAACCTGCTTACATAATCAAAGTTTGGAATTTTTTTAAAGTAATTTGACATTTTAGTAACCTATACCTGCTGCGTCTGTCTGAGTATCCCTTGGTGTTTCAGAGAATGAGTCCAAAGTAAATTGATCTGCTTCATCAAGTGCATCATAATCATCATTAAAGATAGGATCAAGTTCACTGAATGACATTGAGATTTTGTACTGGGTCATTGTACCATCACGGAATGTTGAATAGTTTCCGTTAGGTGTGTAGTCTGTTTGGAAACTAGTCATTGCACACTCTTTAAATCTATTTAAGTTATATGCATTATTGATATATTCTATTTGATAAATTAGTGGTGTTTTTAAGAAGTATCCTTTTGTAGTTCTTCTTGGTGCTGAAGCTTGTTTGAATAGACGGATGATTTGTTTTATACTCTGTGCTTCTTTTTCATTACGTGGAGATAGATTAAAAGTAAAATTAAAAGTTCTCAACATAGGAGCATTGAATAGTAATTCTACATTAGGATTGAGTAATGCACCTTGTCTCTTTATTAACTGTCCACCAGCACCTGTGATTTCTCCTGCAATTAATTTTGATGCAGCATCAGTCATGTCACTAGAGCCAAGATCATTTGCTACACCTTTCAGCACATTCCCTACTCCTCCAGCACTGCCATCTAATGCTGACAATGCTATTTGTGCTCCTACTGCTTGTGCAGGATTCAATGTTGCATTTCCCCAGTCTTGTTGATTATTATCTTTTAAACCACCTGGCATAGGTAATGTCACAGAACCCATATTTTGTTCTTCTTGATCACGACTTCTTTCTTTTAAAATTCCTGGTGAATTTTGATCCCATTCTCTTGCTTTAAAATCTTTGACGGTGAATTTTATAGCATCTTGATCCTCATCCATTTTTTCTGGATATCGGAGGTTGGCGAAGAATTTTCTACCCTTAGCTTCCATCAAGAGCTCTGCTTCTTCTTCTGCTATTCCAATTATAGTACTATTATCGTTCTCATCGATGTATGATCCTCCTGAATTTAATAAATCATTTGCTTTTAATCTACCCCCAACTCGTCTATCTTCTTGACTAACACTTTCATCTGCGTCATTATAAAATTCCTGTTGAATTATATTTTTGGCAGCATTCAATGAGTTTTTTACTGCTTTATTATTAATATTACCAAGGGCATCTCTTTCCCATTTTGGTGAAGTTGGATTTGTTACTATTGTTGGTGGTTCCGTACTAGGATCGTATTGTGCAACTAATTTATCAGGTCTATCCCAGTTTTGATTATAAATTTCTACCAGACCAGTTTCTTTATTAACTAGTGGAAAATATTTTTCTTTACTACCTTTACCTTCTATTCCAAGGCTATATAAATTTTTACTATCGTCGTTCCCATAGTGAGTGTTCGGTTTAGCTGTACGACTTCCGACTCCTAATATATCGCCCCAACCTAGTAATGCCATTTATTCTAAAACTTTTTTATTATTTAGGGGGATTAAGTATATACTTACCATAGGGTATGGCAAGTAGGTCATCTAGTTCATTATATTGAACCACATACAGTTGTCCTGCTAGTTCTTCCCATGTATAATTCCTATATTTTTGCCAATGAAAGTTGAGTCCTCTGAATCCCCATGCAAATAAATCAACACATGCAATTAAAGGATGCTGATCGTATTGTACACCAGGAGTCTTTGCATTATATACAAAGGTATAGAACTTTCCTACTTCAGGAATAGGTTCAACAGTTTCATTAAGAACTTCCATGATTTCCAGCATCATTTCTTCTGGGTCATTTGTTCTATTGTTTAAGTCACTAAGATATTGTCTGATACGATTGTCTTCTTCTTGTTGTTCTAGTCCATCGAAACCGAAAGAGTCTGTCATGATGCTACACCAAGTTCTCTTTCAGTAATAATTTTAAATTCAATTCTTTTATCTTTACACCATTCATCAGCTGCTTTCCACTTTGCTTGATTGGTAGCATAAGTTTTGCATTCATAAAGGTATGATTGAGTCACCTTTTTTCTTTTCCTCGGCGGTTTAGTTTGTTTAAATGGTTTGACTTCAATTACATATGTTTTAATTTTACCATTATTTTCTTTTACTTTAATGATAAAATCTGGAAAGTACCTACGGGTCTTACCATCAGGAGCTCGATAAGGTATAAAGAACTCTTCACTTCCCCATTGTAAAATATTTTCATTTAGATCACAGTAACCACAGAATTTTTGTTCCCAAGAACTACGACAGATAATATTTCTAACATCACCTTTATATTTTTTGGGATTTCTGGGTTTGTAAATACTCTTCTTACTTTCTGGCATACATAATATATAATATAGTAAGTCAAATATTATTTAGATGGCAAAGCTGGGGGTAAAACCAACCCATAAAACGGTAGCTGATATAAAGGGTACTATTCTGTCACCCTCATTAACTCCTTATTTTGAGGTTCAATTTCCTGTGCCAAGTTTTTTATCTGATTTAAATTCAGGAACAACTTCTCCTTATAATTATCTGACATTATTATGTACAGAAGCAGTATTACCAGGAAATAGTTTAGCAACATTTAATGTAGATAATGATTACACTGGTGTCACAGAGAAGATGCCACATAGAAAAGTATATGATCAGGATTTGAAGTTAACTTTTTATGTTAATGCAGGAGAAAGTTCTTATTATCCTATAAGATTTTTTGAAAGTTATATATCTCATATTGCAGGGGAAGATCCTAGTGATTCAGAATCATTAACAAGATTAAGAAATCAAAATTATTATTATAGAATGTCTTTTCCTGATGATTATATGATAGATGGATTGATAATTAAAAAGTTTGAGAAAGGTGGTAAGTGGTCAAAGGATGATCCTTCTATTAACCACGTGGATACACAATTACAGTATGAGTTTATTAGAACCTATCCTACAGCTATTAATAGTATGCCAGTAGCATATGGTAACGTGGATGTTTTAAAATGCACTGTTAGTTATTCTTATATACGATATGTTCAGTATAATACCTTCTCTACAAAAAGAAAAGCAGCTGATCCTGCCAATATATTACCAAGTCTAGAA